AGCTTGTGGGATAACTGTTTGTGGTAGTCGTATAGGTTCATATCTCGCCCTTTCTAAAATGGCAAATTGTGAAAATATTCTGTAACCATGTCAATATTGCGGCCCAGGGAACCCTCCATGTCTTGAAGCCTCTGCTTTGTCTCTGGCTTGACCCGGCAGTTGATTGATACCCTGGCATGCTTTCCGGTTGGCTTGCGTCCTGAGCCGGGCCTAGGGACGCTGCGGCGGGTTTTCTTTTTAGTCATGTAATCTCGCTTTGCTTCTTAAATAGTAGGCCCGTTGTAAAGCCTTTCGTACTGTGGGGTGTTTGGCGTTATACGGGGTAAGTCTTGCTAAAGCAATTACAGTCTCGGCAAAATCTAAAGCACTTGATTTTTCTATCTTTATTTCATTACTACTAAGCAAGGCGTTTTTCATAGTACTGCCCACAATTCGGCGTCTACCTTTTCCATGTCTGATGCAAAAAGGGCTCCATGGGCTTTTTGTTTATGGTCCTTGATTGCCTTTTCAAGCTGATCTTTGCGCTCTTGCAATTGCTCAAGATACCAAAGCGCATGACTGACAACCCGTTCGGACTCGCCAACCATTTTCATGTTTGCAGTGCAAAAGTCGGTCATCCAATCACTAACTTCATCTAGTGACATTGGCGGCGGGGTTTGGTCTCTTGTTATTTCTTCTGTCATTTTTAGCCCTTTCTAAAGGCGCCCCCCGAAGGGGGCTTTGTTTTAGTTGATGCTGTACTCGTCGCGAATATCGCGCATCTCTTTCAGTTGCTCGTCGTCGTCGGCGTCGCAAAAACAAGCGATTTCCTCGCCGTCTCCCAGGGTTTCAAGTTGTGAGTAAAAGCTCTGAATTGATGAAACGTGATCGATCGTATCGTCGATTTCCTCGCCGTAGTAATAGACTCCGTGACCGGTGTTCGCTTTGTAGTAGCCTGTTTTGATTTCGTTTGTCATTTTTAGCCCTTTCTAAAAGCTGTTTTGTTGAACTGAATATTATTATAGGGGTACTCTTATTTTCCGCAATACTAAAAATAAGAATTTTCAAAGTTTTTTAGAAATCACCAAAAACCCTAAGAAATACGCATAAAAAAACCGCCCCGATCATGCGAAAGGGACGGCTTAGGGAGGGGTCTGGGGTAGTGGGCTGGCTCTCTATCTGACCCTAGAAGTCAGAGGGATGGGTTCAAGAGCACCGCGAGGTCTTGCGGTATGGACAGCCTCCAAATGTTTGACTACATATTACAGGTGTTTCTTGATAGATTCAAGCTCGGCTCTCAAATTGTGGAAATGCCCAATTTCCCTATCGTCTTTAGAGCTTGAGGCCATGGCAACCGCTTTGGCTATGCCGTTATCAATCAGGCCCATGGTCGCACTTGCCGCTTTAGAGCCCTTGAGAGACATTTTAAGCAGGATAATACCAAGTCCTAGCAGGATTAGGTTTAATCCCATAGATATGCTTGTCACGAGAGAATAAGAGGATTGAAGATCAGATGCGCTTGTTGCGCTAATATCCCGCTTTGCCTGGGGTAGCTGTCCCTGAATCTCGATCTTCTCAATATTATTATTATCACCTTTAATAAGCGGTTGGGACTCTAGTATCTCCCCCTGGGTCTCTAGGCCCTGCCTCATCGTCTCTGAGCCCTCTTTTGTGGTCTTGCCAGGAGTAACACACCCCGAAACAATTAGGGCCGTTAGAATTAAAATATATCTCATCTCATACCTCCAGTTCCTGAAAAATAACACGCCAGCCCGATAATTATTATCAGGGCCATGATATAAAGTTCGATTTCGCTTGTTGAATTGGTCATGAATAATCCATAACCGTTGGAGTATCGCACCTAAACGGCCTGCCACCAGATGGCCAATGGTGCGGTCTATGAGGATATACCTGAAGAGTTATCTGAAGAGGAAGAGAAGGAGTTCAGAAAGACCCGTAGAGCCCTACATGTACACGATGCTAAGATAGAAGCCCTTAACGATTTAATAGAAGAGCTCAACGGTAAACCTTTAATGGTTGTTTACCACTTCAAACACGATCTTAAACGCTTGCAGATGGAGTTCGGTAAGAGTGTACCTCGTATTGGTTCTGGTGTCTCTGCAGGCAAAACTAAAGAGCTTGTGGACAAGTGGAACAACAAGGATATAGATCTACTTTTTGTACAGGCTAGTTCTATGGCACATGGTCTTAATATGCAACATGGAGGGGTAGATATTTGCTGGTTCTGTTTACCCTGGGACTTGGAATTATATATTCAGCTCAATAAGCGTGTTGATCGCTCAGGTGTAAAAGAAAAGGTCCGCGTTCACCATTTAGTAGCGAAGCGGACTATCGATGAAGCAATCCTGTCTCGGTTAGGTGAACGTGCCAAAGTTCAGCAGGATTTGCGAGAGGCTATCCGGAAGTATAGGCTTTCTGTTTAATTCTGTTATATTTTTCTTTCAGATGGGTCATTTCATCCGGATTGGTACATTCCATCATATCTTCCTGCAGGTCTTCTAATTTATGCTTGAAGTAAGCAGTACCTGTATCTATGACCGCACCACCTACTTCACCAACTGGTGTTCGTCTTAACCATTTAAAGAAGGCTATAATAGCGAACGCGATTAAACAAAGTCCCAATCCTGTAGCCATCATACTTTCTCGGGTTGAGAATGAAGATTCCTCTTCGCTATCCATGTTCGTAGTTGTTTTGCTTTTAACAACGTTCTGAGGTACTTTAGAAGCCGCCGTACCCGCCGCTTCTATAACCTTAGCCATTTGAGCTAATCCTTCGTCCCCCATATTAGCGAGAGAAGCGGGATCGATATGAATATTAACTAATGCAGGGGTTTCTTTCTTATCCATATCTTTCATAAACTCTAACAAGAGTTTCGCAGTTGCATCCCCGCTTTGATTCGGAGCCATAACGGGTATACCTACGCAACCATAGAACGGGATAATTAAAACGAACAACATAAGATACTTAATCATGAACAACTCCGTCTTCCGAATAGTTAAAAATCAACCAACCTAACAACCTAACTAATGAGAAATATATAATCGCCATGGGGTACGCACAAGGTTTGAACCACCACTTGACAGTCTTGCAATCCCACCACATAGCAAGCATGAATTTCCAATCGCACTCGAATCGCCTCACTTCGTTCCCACCCTTGGTGTATCCTTCGTCATGCTTTTTACAACTAGCTTTGAAGAACCAATCAAAAAGAAAACGCCTCAGCAGACGAAGAAGTAAATATTTCTCCATCCACTGAGGACCACAACCGTTTGGTTTAGGGATTACGATTCTATTAGGCATTAGGGTTTGAAGAATGACTTCCTAAAAGGAACCCAGATGGCTTTGAAATCTTCTATGTTATCTGGTCTCAACTGAAGCTCATTACCGTTTGTGAATTGGAATGTGGTTGTACCGCCTGCTTCTATGTCGTCTTCGATACATTTTAATCCCCACATATCTTCTGAGGTGGCTGAGCACATAACACCTTCAATTTCAACACCTTTTAACTTTAGCTGAGATGGACTGTTCTCGAATTCATCTATCTTAGCTTGGACAGAAGCAGAATCGAAAACCCAATCATCACCAACCTTAGTTGTATTGCCGTTACTTGCGTATCCAGCTAAGTTACCGAAAATAGATATGTCGATTTCTTCACCTTCCAACCCAAAGTCTTCGATACGAGGATCATCATCCTCACAGTTGATTATCAATTCGTCTACGAAAAATACTCTCATGATTATCTCCTATTGGTACGCTCTGAGTGAAATACCAGCGACTGGGAATGTTACCTCTAAAGATAACGACGTGCTATTTGGAACAAGCGACATAGCTTTAGTCGATGTGGCGTCGCTTTGCCCCCCTGCGCTTATACGGCCGAACATATAAATGACACCACTACCATCGTTATCTAAACTACCTGAAGATGTTCTAAGATAACAATACTGATTGGCTGCCCCACAATCGGCTACGATGTACACGGGCTTATTTGCAGTAAGGCTAGATAAAGTCCAGGTTCCATCTGTGCTACGGGTACCTAAAGAAGAGACAGTACCGTCGAAAGAATTAGCGTCTATTGCTTGTTGAACCCTTAAAGGTGTCATTGCTCTTGCGTTATCAGTACCTGCTTCTGCTTCTGCTTGAGTGGCCCGTTCGATAACGCCGACTTGGGTTTCACTTGAACTATCGACCCCGATTGTTATATTGTTGGTTCCGTTACTTACGTTTATTGCTCCCGATTGGGCTACGCGTTTAAAGTTAAGAGTAACCCCGGTCTTATCTTTAAATACTAATCCAGCACCAGTACCAACATTAGAACCTGTGTTACTTTCCCCACCCGCAGCGGCTGAGATGGTGATGTCGTTTGAGTTCTGAACAATAGTTACATTAGAACCGGCTTTAATTGTGCGTAGTTCAAGATTAACTCCTGCTTTCTGTTTATAAACACCACCTTCGCCAGTGCCGACATTAGAAGCTGTGTTGGCTTCGCCTAACGGATTAACGGCGTCCCATTGTGCCGCTCCGGCTCCGGTAGGATCGTTACCTTGGTTATCGGCCGCTTTAGATTGGTAAACAACACCGTCAGAACCACGAGCCCAACCTTTATTGGCGTAGTTCGTGTTTGCGTCCCAGAGACCAATACCTTGCTCGTTAATATGACCAAGACCACCAGAAAACATATTCTGAAGGAAATTGAAATACTCGTAAGGTGGGATTTCTTTAGCCCAACCTTCATCGAACTTAGTATTACCGGGATCAGTAATATCCCCGACCCCTGCTGATGCGGCCCATACTCTTGTTAAATCTGGCTTACTTATAATCGCCATCATTACTCCTTAAATAGTTAAACTCACTATAGACCCAAACTTACCACCAACAGTCGGATCAGATAAACTTCCGAAACCCTTGGCAACCGGAACCCCTAAGAAGCCGAACGCTTGATTTTCATCAAAAGTTATATAGTCCCGGATACGAACCGCTGCGACCTTAGGAACCACATTACCAAGTAAGAGGAAGACCTGCTCGTTAGGTGTTAATACTCTTCCTATCGCAACGCTGTAAGACATGTCTTGGTAATCAAAGACATATGTGGTGCTTGTGCCGAATATATAATTAAAGAACTCTTCCATATTATTCACAGTCGGTATGATTGAGTTCTTTGCGATACGACCTTTAATATAGAAGCGATATTCTTCGTCTTCTAATAATCGATTACCGACTACGCTTTCTTCCTCGGTTCTGAATTCCCCACCTACGCTCGGGTCATCTACTGTACCGAATGATTGAGCCGTTGGGAAATCAAAGAAGCCGAAATAATATAGAAGCGAAGCATTCACCAATTCACGAGGCTGACCGACTATTTCACCTATAACATCCAACTGAGCACCAAAGGCGGTATCTATCCAACGTAGACAATATATGTCTTGGTAAACTTGTTCTAGATTATCGGACTCGGCAAGTAGGGTCTTAATATAATTTATAAGATTAGTAGACTCTCGGTACTCAGTGGCGAGCCTACTAATGGCTAACTCTTCGTGATTTATTTGCTCTATGTCAGAAGCCATTAGGTATTCACCACGATATTAGCAGTTTCGAAAACACCGACTTCGTCAAAAGCGATAGCTATATCTGCTGTCCCGGCCGGGCTCGGTGAAGTACCTATGAATAGAGAATCAACCGTATGGCCCTGTATAGAATTAATTGGGGTGTAGAGTTCGGAGTGGATAATATCATCACCCATAGAGAATTCACGACCTTGAACCAAGTTACCTTCGGCGTAATCTATAATCGCCTGTTTAATTTGGTCAGCTCCGTCAGCTGGAAAATCTGCAAAGGTCGTCAGGTTAACAGTAACGTAGATAGGGGTCTCGGTAGGTCTCTGGAAACTTATATCGTTAGGGAGTCCTTGAATATCATTAACTTGGACAGTAGTAGTTCCGTCTGTCTCTGCGCCGATGGTCTTCTTTAGGAAGATCGCCTCCCCTATTTCTTGGTCATCCCCGCCTCTTACGATAACCCTAACAGAATGGGGAGGTAATCCGTTTCCGTCTGTAGTGTCTGTGTCATTTTCCAAGACTAATAAAGAAGTAACCCCAGTTACGTTAGCCACTTCAGCAAAAATAGCGTCTATAATGGCTTGTGCGTCACGAGCTACCGATTGAGAGCGACGAGCCCTTAGCTCTGGGTCGGTTTCTTCATTAGTACCCAACACCCCGTCGGCGTTGTTGGTTACGGTATCCCAACCTACGATGGGTGTCTCTATGGTGGTTAAGCTCCCGGCGGTCGCTTCTATTGGGCCTGTGATTGTGGCTTCTGCGTTCACGTCAACAGAACCACCAGCTGGTATCGTAACCGGACCAACCGTTGAGTACTGCGTAGTGCCTTCCCCAGAGCTCACAAGAGACCCGGCTGGGATTAAGGCCCCTTCGGTACCCCCAATAGTTAGTACGACCCTGGTGGATGTTGCTGGCTCCCTGGTAATACCATTCACCTGAACCAAATTACTAAGCGCAACACCCGTCGCCGCTGAGGGATTGTAAGCATTATAACAGGCTTGTGCTAATTCCCAGAGATCGGCATTAGAAGCTGAAACAACCCCATTAACCTGACCATCTGGTGATTCGGGGGACGTGTTAAAGTCCTCACCGAAGATAGCTTTCATTGCTGCATTGAGTTCGCTAAGTAACTCGTCTAGTCTTTTTATAACAAACCCTTCTTGGGTGACTCCTGTATCAGACATTCAAAGTTACCTCTTCTTTATCTATAACACCGTAAATTGTGGTCGCAGAAAACTGGACATTTAATTGGCGAGTACCCGCCCCTTCGTAGTCCATGCTAAATTCATTCAGAGTTTCCACACCAGGGGTCTGAATTATGGTTTGCTTCAGTATAGATTCAATATTAGCCAGGTTTGCAGGTTTGGTAAATACCTCTTGAAAATAAGGGACACCTGCTTGGACATCCAAGAACCATTCCCCGAAATAAAAGAGTAATCTACTTCTTACGTGTTGTGCTGTTTCTGCTCCTTTATCAACTACGACAAAGGATCCATTCTCTATAAGTAAATCATTATTAGAGTCCAAAGCTCTTCCGATCATTGTGGACCTCCTGTATCTTGCTCACTATTACCGCCTGAGTCATCATCTTGCGGATGTACGTGGTCGTCACCAATATTAGTTGCATTATGGGTTAGGGTGGTACTATCGAAATTAATATCATCGGCGGTAAAGTTCATGGAAGGACCACCGTTAAAAGTCATACCAGAAGATGCGCTGACAGTCAGGGTATTATCTGGATTTAAAGATATAACGACCTGACCGTTGTCGCTTTTCAGTTGGCATTTATTCGCATCATAGTTTGGAACTTTATTCGGTGTAGAACTCAAACCTACGAAACACACCGCATCGCTTAAATCATGCATCCGGTTCGCATCTGGTTTACGTGCTTCTCCGAACTCGTGCCAAGGGCCGAAAGACCTTTCTGTGAATACTAATAAACATTCGTCACCAGGTTTAACTGGGAACGTGAGAGAGAACCCACCACCTCGGGGGAATATCACTGGTACATTTATCAATAAGGGTAAGTTCTCTTCTGTTATTTGTTCTTCTTCACCAGTATCTACGGCGAATAATCTTTTGATCATAGGCTTGACTTCGGCGAGCTGAGTAGAGGCATCAAACTTAACAATCTCACCAGGCATGGAGGTATGCAAATCAAGTAGTCGATTACGAATACCCTTCTGAATGTTCTGTGCTAAAGTTGCTAGTTGATTAGCTGGATCGGCCATTTAATGATCTACCTTTAACAAAAGAAACCCAATCGCCGTCTCGTGAGTCACCGCGGAAATTGACTTCCATTACCTTATAGAAACCAGTGGCGTCGGTACGTTTAATATCTCTGAAATTAATATTACCGAGCTGGAACTCAGCATTAACAGATTCAATCTTAAATAGCTTGTCCGGTAAGAGCTCTGGATTAAGTAAGGTGGATACGTCTGCGCCTATCTCAGTTACAATCGGTGTACCGAGCATACCTGTCGCGGCGGTTATTAAAACAGCTTCGTCATCTTGTATGATTTTATCAAAACCAACTACCCTTATTTCTTCGTCCTGTATACTCCAGTTGAATCCATATTCTTTAGCGTACATATCTAGTAGGTCTTTTGAGCTACCCGAAAGGGTAGAACCCAATAACTTATCATTACCTTCTGGTAAGTTCTGTATTACACCTTCTGTGAGGTTTTCGAAAGAAGAAATAACCTCTTTAATAATATCAGCCGTGGCTACCGAAGCGCTGAATGTTTTGTTAAATCTGCTATTCTTCCAATCTTGCTCGCCATCTCCCGCTAGTATGGTTATGGTCCTATCTGTAGAGGTCTTCCCTTGATAAACATTACGGACGTCACCTTTAAAGATTAGCTTAATATTACCTTCGTATCCTGCTTTCAAAGACACCTTGGTGAACTTCCGCTGAAGAGCTGATATAGTTTTAGGTGCTGGGTTGTAGATAACAATACGCGCTAAGTTAGGATAACTAAGAACGGATTTAGTTATCTCAAAAGTTATCTTGAGATCAGTAATAACTCTTGTATCTTCTTCCTGAGGAACTATGGTAAGTTCGTAATCTCTTAAGAATTGCTTAGGCACCAGCTAACTCTTCCTCTGTTAAATTAAACAGTTTAGAATCTGTACCGAAGTTATCTACCTCTGGGTCAAGACGGGTGTTTACCAAATTAACAGTGAATAGGTTATCTATGGTAATGTTATATTGATCAAGCATATTAATACCACCTACCATGGCGATACCTTCTAAGAGAGGAGTACCATTCCTGCGGATAGATAACCCCCATACACCGAGCCTGGAATTTAACTTTACTGCGAATTCATAAGCGATACCATCTAGATCGATCCTGAAACTTTGATTGGGGTCTGAAGTTAGCGGTATCTCAATCATTGTGTTACTCCTAACCAATCACTAGCTGTCTTTAGAACAGAAGTCTCTGTAGTTTCAGTAGGTGCGGTTGGTTCTTGCTTACCACGTTTAACTTCAGGAGAAGCTTGTTCTGTTATTTTACCTAATTGGAGCTGATCGGCTTGGAATTCAACCACTTGAGTTTCTGTTATGAGTGCTTCATCTAGATCGATAATCATGTCCACTATTCTGGAAGTATCTTTATCCTGAACGGTTCTGATCTTAGTTATTAGCATATTCTCATAGAGCTTAAGTTTGGTCTGTACAGTCAATGGTACTCTTGATTCTTGGGCCTGTAATAGTGTATTATACGCCGCTTGACTTCTTGTTAGATTATCAGAAGTAGCGCTGCCGAACAGCCCTGTTATGTTATCTATAATCTGTGCGAAAGCGGCTAAACCTAAGGGACTATCACTAACGACACCGTTTAAGGTTATCCTCTTTGGTTCAACAACGGCGTGATCTGTAATATCTGCGCCTTTCTCGATAGGATGTTTAGTTAGCCGAACACTATTGTCGTGGGCTTCGCTGATCATTGCGTCTAATTGCACACCAGCGATTGACCGCTTAGTTCTTATGAATAAATTTTCAAATGCCATTATAGAACCACCGCACTATTTAAGTCCTGAGAAGTTTGCTGAAAGGCGTTTACTACTTCTTGAGCCACCAGTCGAGGATCACCAGCCCCGCTCACATTTATTTCTAATTTATCTACGTTCGTATTAGAATTATTATTGGCAATAGACCCAGCTACATCCGGAGATATAGTGTTATTGGAAGCCACCTCGTCACTACCACCTAAACTGAAGAAGTCTTTAATCTTATTCAGACCACCTTTTATGGTACCGATTACCTTGTCTTTGAAAATAGTAGCTACGTTTGTCCATAGCTCAGAAAACATAGTATGTATAGATTTAATCAGCTTTGAGAACTCGGACTTAATTCTTTTACCCATACGAGCGTAATATTCTATAGCTGTGTTCAGGGAATCGGAACTGAAGAATTGACCTATCTTACCAAGTCCGTCTATGATTAGTTGCATTACGTCCCATACGGCTTTGAAAGCCACGGCTACGAGATTTATCCAGCCTTCCCATTCGGGGAATTTCTCAATCATAGCTCCGAGGAAACTATCACCCCCTTCAAAGTATACCTGAGCGTCTTGAGCCAACGCCGCGATAGCTGCGACAGCTAAAACAATTAAACCGGGTATGAGCGCAGCCTTAACCTGAACCGCCGTTATCGATGCTGCTAATGCTTTCATGGCGACGACCGTGGTCATTATATTGGTAGCTAGTTTCATAGTCAGGAATATACCCATAATGACTGTCAACCATTTAAGAGCGGTAGCTGCCATGTCAATCCACTTCGGTAAATTCTGTTCTATAATTTCCCTGTTCTCAAACCACCAATCTTTGATGAGTTGGTTGGTTTTCATTAACATCGGCGCTAACTCTTTAGTGATTGATCTGGTTATTTGTTTAACTATGGTCCAAATATCAACCAAGGAGTCTTGGAAATCGGCTGCTATAATAGTGTCTTCTTTCGTAACGACACCTAACATTTTTGCTTCTCTTATTAGGTCGTCAATACTTGCTCGGTTCTGCTGTAACAAGCGTATAGACTCTTCAACACCATATGCCCTTGCGAGATGGATTTGTTCTTGCTCGCTTAATCCCTCCATCTGCATTGCTATGTCTTTCAATAGCTCTACGGGGTTTTCGCTTATAGTCGCTAAGGTTGTTAGACTAGATCGCAAACCTTCTGCCGAACCACCCGCTCTTTTAGCTGCGAACTCTAATGCGTCTAGTTCTTCTACCGAAACACCTATTTGCGCTGCTAATTTACCCTGTTCGTCAGTGGCAGAAGTAGAGACCGTCACCATTGCGGTGATCGCGGTAGCGGCCCCTATTACAGCAGTCGTAAGAGATTTTACAATATTAGTTGTACTAGCTACTCCTTCTTTGAATTCATTCAAACCCTCATCGTCGTAGTCAAAACCTAAACCGACCAGGAGCTCGTCTAACAATCCCATACCTACCTCTATTTCTTAATACTCATTTTGAAATCAAGTATCTCGTGCATTAAGTAAAGATCTTCCAAACTATACGTCCCGTCTTGTAGTTCTTTAAGAACACACATTGGGGGCTCCACCATAAGGGGGCGATGGAGCTCTGCGTTAATGTTTGGAAATAGATCTTCATTTATTTCGTGTCGCTCATTTCCTTGGCTTTGGCCAGAACTCCCTCTACGAACTGGCCTTTCAATAAATTTGAGAAGTTAACCTGAAGGACAAAGAAGAAAACCTTATAAACTTCAAATAGATCGTCACCAGAGTACAGTTCGTTAAAACGTGTGTCGGTGATTTTCTTACCTTCGCAACCAACACCGGAGATGACATCTTTAATAAGAGCGAACATTTCTTCTGGATCCATCTTAGAAGTTATTAGTTCCACCGCTTCGCCAATTGCGGTGGCCTGTTCTTCATCCGATTGTGTTTTGAAAGCAGGGGCTAACTTTGCGAAAGCCGGACCGAGGATTTTAAGAAGACGAAACTTCATCTTAATTGCCTTTTCGGCGTTCCACTGAGTAACGTTGTACTCTCGGTCGTTGATTGTTTTTGTTTCGGTTTTACAAGCCATTTTAATTTTTCCCAGCATTAAAATCCCAGCCAGATAAAAACCAAGGGAGACACCTAACTCGGGCTGGGATGGATAACGAGCTAGGTATTATGTCCCCCTTGGATATTCTTACGGAGTATCAAGCATGTCGAGACGTTCTACAGTAATAACCCATTCCCGAGCATTGGGGTTGGTCCCATAGGCGTTATCGGCAGGTTTAGTGATATACCCTTGTGTTCCTGATCCGAGGAAGTTACCACGGATGTCTTTGAACTGAACAAAGACTGGTACGAAAGCACCATTCTCTTGTGCGTTAATTAACCCAGACAAGAAAGCATTGCTGTCTGAAGTCTGCATCACACGGAAAGTTATAGTACCGGAACGATCAGCACTAATAGCGACTGTCATTTCCCCATCTGCCCCTATCTTGTGGGTTCCAGAGTCATTAAGGCGAGCGAGCTGGATTACATCATCCCCTTCGTCATAACCTTCAATCTCAACACCTTGGACAAGAAGGGTAGTATCTAAAAAGCTATAATCTTTCATTTTCTACTCCTTATCGCTCGAACACACCGTTGATCTGTACGCGATGAATCGCACCAGCACCAAGGCAAATAAAACTCAAACCTGCATAGAAACGAGCATCTTTGTCGGCTTGAGGAACATCAGCAACCGGAATGGTTGTAATCAAATAACCACTTGGTAAGAACTCACCATCAATGGTTTCGCCGGGGGCGATTAGACCATTGGTGCGTGCTTCATCAAGAGCACGAGCTACTTGCTGTTCAAGAGCAGCAACACCTTTGTCGGTATATGGTACTTTAGTGGTTCGGCTGAGTAAGTAACCGAATACATTATTCTGAACCGCGTCGGTTAACCAATCAACACCGTGTACTTCATCGAAGAAAGTACCATCGCCCATGAAGGACTCGGCGAACATGTCGCTGTCCCCAACTTCGATAAGGGCATTTGCTTTCTTGCTATCAAGAACTGACTTCTGGCTAGAGGTAAGATTCTCCACGGTGATAGTAGGCATCTGCTTAAACTTAAGAGTGAGCGTACTATTTGGTTGTGAGAAGTTCACAGTAAATGCACGACCAACGATTGAAGCAGATGGATACTGATCGGGATAAGAACTGAAGGTAGTCATGGTTCGGCGATTACCTTTAGCTGAGATAACAGAAGCGATATCTGTAGTAGTTACCGAGTCAAGAACATCCAAGTCGTTGGAAGTGTTAACGAAAACCTTAACACGGGCTTCACACCAATCGGAAGCGGCCTCAACTGCATTCTCGGTATTGATAGAAACCAAGTCACGGACTTCCTTTGTGAACATAAGTCCATACCAGTCATCGTCGGCTTCTTGGATTGCATCAAGAGATGCGGTTATAGTTTCACCAGCGATACCGTTCGTTTTAGTCCCCTCGCCTTGCTTCATTTGTAACAAGGAAGAAACATCAGTACCAGTGCCTTGTTCGGTCAGGAAAGATATAGCGGAAGTAATACCCACGGTTCCTGAATTAATGTAGAAACGAGTATCGTCGTGGGTACATGTTGCCGAAGTATAACCACCTGTCGCTACTGCCTGAAGGGCTGTTTGGATGGTGGTTGCAACTTGGTCAAGGGTGGTGTCTGACGTAAAGTCTAAACCAGTGATGTCTTCCGAAGCACCATCGATAGAGATAGTAAAAGTACCATCGCTAATACCAGTGAAATCGCTTAAAGTGTTTGAAGCACCCCCGCGAAGCTGAGCCGATTGATCGGTTTCGTAGCGAGTAGAAACACGAAGTTCAGTTGGTTTTGGTTGTTGGCTGAAATAAGCAGTCGCAGCTGCAACTACTTCTGAATTAGAAGGCCAATCAGCAGCTACGCCATCCAAGTCATTATAGGCTCGGATTCGTTCTGCGATGCCGATCACCCCTGTCTCTTTTGTGACGATATTCAGAATACCGAATCCACGCCGAGCAGGGAATTGAGCGCCGATGGCAATACTAACATCGACAACGGTTGATACAGGGATTCCCATATTACTCCTTATTTAAGGTTGGAAAAATTATAACTATAAATTGTGAAAATAAAAGCGAACTTAACCTACAGTCCTGATCGAAAGCGGATTATATTCGGCGCCTATCAAAACGTCTATTTGGTCAAGCGTAAATGGGCCAGTTGCAGAACTCAGAAACAGTTCAATTTCGGCATATGCACCACCTGGTCCCGCTGCGATCATTGCTGAATTTATAACGTAAGCGATATCCGTAACAGATATAAGTTCTGGGTCCGTTGCTCCTTTTCCTTCTTTAGTTACCGAAGCAGGTGTAATAGGGTTCGGTGCACCATTAACATAGATCTCAGATATTAAATCCTCGTTCGCGGGCCATTGAGCGTTGAATCTAAAGGTAATAAAAGTTAAGCAAGGCTCGAATACTTTTATTAAAGAGTTAGCTTGGTCGGCTTCAAATATAGTATTTGGGCTTGTATCGTTAGTGGTAAAGTTAGTCCATTTTGTTGGGGTTGCTGTAATATTATTACCAGCCACAAGACCGTCAGATATTACACCAGGGTAAGATTGTAATGATTCAATTAAGTCTATATTGAACGTGTTAAGGTTCGCACCTGTTATTAAACCCGCGCCATTAGTTGTGAACCAAGCATCATTGTTAGCTTTAAGTTCTGCTTCATTTAATATTGTCATAAATTACCTCTATATTAAAAGTCGTTGTTATAATCGTTATTAAAATCACTATCCACAGTAGGCGGGGCAGATTTATATGGATGACCAACAGGCAGGTTCGCTTCTAAACCCCATTTCCAAGCAAGGTAGCCTTCGATCCGTTGACGAATATTATCACTACGTAAATTAGTAACGATTATTTCACAATGACCTGCGTCTGCGTTCGATCCACCGACTCGGTTTGCATTTATTCTGAAGCGACCTTCTCCGATATCTACTGTTAATACGTCCGTTATGTCTAACGTACCGTTCAAATAAACACTCGCTTGGGACAAGCCTGTTCTATCTATGTCGTAGGAAATAATAGTTGGTCCGGTTTGTGCACCTGCAATATAATTAGTATTACCGTCGGTTTGAAGCTGTATTGAATTATCATACATGTTCATACCCTGCGCATCGGTTTGACTCATCAAACATGGCCCAGAGTCTACATCCCAAACACCGACCCATATAAAGTCAGGATCGTGGAATAAATTAGATCGCTCTAAAGATTTGTCAGATGCGAAATCTAGAACATTCAAATTATTTAGTACTCTAGAACCCGTTAGGGGTTGCTCGGAACCGATTGGTTGTTCTACATTATTAGACTTACCTGATTTATCTGACCATTGAGAAACTAAACCAGCTGATTCAATAATAGTATTTGAATCTGATGCGTCTAACCATATTTGAGTATTAATGAAGCTTGGGTCCCAAAATTGTTCAGGTGGTGTCACATCAACTTCAGTAAAGAAACCTGTTGATGGGATTGCTCCGATACCTGCTGTTAGATTTTGAAAAGTCATTATTCCCCTTGAACAAAATCCGAAGGTTGTAATGTTCTTATGTCTTGACCGTATATTTCTAAGAAAGAATCACGGCTCTCTTGAGGGCAAGAACAATAATCAAGAAGATTAGAAGGAACCCTGGGGATAGCAAACTCACCAGAATTCATTTCCATAGATGCCTCGGCCCATTTAGTAGTTTTCTGCCTATCTTCCGGAGCACGAGCACCGCTGACCCTACCTTCAATAGGGAAGAAATTCGATGAATTTATAAACGCTAGACATTCGTCAGCTTTATCTTTAGTTTGGAATACATAATATTCTGTCATAATTATCCCCTATACGGTAGGTGCTTCCGTTTTATACGGGTGACCAGGTGGTAAAATTGAAGTTACTCCCCATTTATGCGCCAAGTACCCTTCGCATTTTTCTATATCCGATTGTGAAGTATAAGCATCTATCATAATTATTTCTGCGATAGTACCATCATAACGGATACCCGCTGAGTTACTTATTCCGATTCTCCGACCACCAGTGCCTTGGAAAACAAAAGCAGATGTCCCTGCATATACTTTTTCTCCGTTGTAATGGATATCGTAATTAGGACCTGTTGATAAAGCATTATAACCTAATAATTGTACACCTGTTGATTGTATACCAAGTGGGAGGTTCGCTAACCTAGTATTTCTAAAGATAGAAGGATAAGAACCACCGTTTGAATTTAGATCATAATGATTTGTATTATAACCTAGTAACCCATAAGTGTTGTCTGAATCAGGTTCATATAATGCTAGTATAAACGCACCGTCAGTTAAAGCAGGCGCATCTTTTATCATCTGATCATTAGTACCGTCGAAATCCAATACATTCAAACTATTTATCGTCCTACTATTAGTTGTAGGTTGATTCGCACCAGTTAGTTGTGTGAAGTTAATCCCTCCGGATTTCTTATCATCCCATTGAGAAACTAATCCACCTGATTCGGTTATGGTATTTGAATCTGAGGCATCATACCATCCGGCTGTTGTTATCTGATCAGGTGTCCACGGTACTACGGGTACGATTCCGTCCGGAGATACACCTGGTCCAATTCTATTAGGCTGGAAACTCATATTACAACTGGGGTGTTACAACGATAGTTCCGTCACCGGGTCCGGCTGATTTAGCATAGACCTTTTGACCAGCTTCGAGCTTAAAAGTCACACCGGGATCTTTAGTTGAAAGAGGATGTCCAATTAAAGTCGCAGGGGGTAAACTCGCGCCTTCGGCATATTCTATTTCTTGAGATTTTCCGTTTGTGAAGAAACCTTCAAGAGCGCTTTCAGAAATCTCAGTATATGTATCTGGATTTACTACTATATTTACAGTATTTGACATTATGTATTCTCCTGACTAAATAACTTATCGATCTTTGTCTTATTCTCTTCTGAGCAATCTTCATACTCTACAGGCTTTTCCTGATCTTCTTCCGGTAGAATACCAATGTGAGTACGGGGAACGAGTAGCACCGAACCAAGGCATGTGAAAACCATGCGAGTCGGTGGCTTATTCCCTCTCGATATCGCGAGATTTTTATTGTACTCACAGCAATCGGGTGCGGGAATTTCCAGGTATAGGTAGTCAGTTTTGGTCATCATCATAAAGCACCTCGGGCTACGAACCAATTGTAATTATCTAACACTTGCTGTGCGGTCCATGTGTTCTGTAAGTCAGTAAATACGTGGTCGAATACAGCAGAGCCAGAAAACTTCAGGCTGTAATTTCCGAAAGAAATAGTTCCCGTTATCGATCCCCCTGTTGTTATTTCTGAACCGTCAAGATAAACCTTTAGGGTGTCGCTAGAATCGTAAGCACACACCAGAAAGTGCTTTTTATCATCATCAAAAGATGTCTTTGCTACCGAGGCTGTTTGATTACCTGGGTCTGCCCTGAACGCCAAAAGAGAAGTTGTTGAAAAAACCTTAAAGTCCTGATTAAACTCGTCACCAAAACCAAAAAGGAAGTTTGTCCCGTCAAATAATTGATTTGCTTTAAAAATACAACCAATTGTGAAGTTATCACCATTAGGCAATAGCAATCCTGAGTCCATCGGTTTTGCATTATCTGTAATAACAGAGCCACCATCCAACGCGAGAGGCTGATTCAATTCGGTTCCCTGAGAGAAGCCAAAACCATAGGGCCACTCATTTATTTCAATATCTGCATTTGGTACCGTTATCGCACCCGTCAACGTTCTATCTTCCGCACCGCCGTTTGTAGCCGAGTAAGCTGGCCAGAAATACACGAAAACGTTTGTATTACTAACCCCATCTTCGGTGTATATCTCAACGTCCCAACCATCCACTGTGTTTCCTGACACTTTCACAATTGTAGAATTGAACGCATCGTTGATAACGTATTCACCTGTTTTCTTGCTGATACTGATGTCTTTATTCCGAGTCGAAGCACCAGTGAACTGGATGCGGAAATTCGGGAACACCGTTTCATCATCTTCATAATCGAGATGGAATTTCAAACTGAATGCGCTATCAGCATCTTTTGCGTACTGGGAATAAAAAAGTCGGGCAGACGTACTTGTGTCATTATCTGTGATAGTATCACCAGCTAAGATAAAACCAGTATTAGTCCAAGACGTATATGCCGGGACGGTCTCTGCTTGCGCACTCCACTGATCGAAAATGAGAGGAGCGTAGGCTTTATCATTCCTAGCAAAGAATGATTCTTGTATCTCCATATCCAGTGAACCTGTGACGGTTACATCCTGAACGCCTAGAGTTGTTCCATATGTAGGATATATAAAAGTGCGAACATAGTTATTAGCCGTTAGGTAATCCCAACTGAATAAGATATACCAGGATATCCCATCAGTGGTTATACTCAAAACGTTCTGGTTCATAGAATTTATACCCAGCGAATAATCACCCGTGAACGGATCAAAGTAAAAATTCAATCTTCTCGTGACTTCATCAACCATCTGAACTGCCATAATGGGGCTGACTGAATTTTTCTTTTCCACTTTCATTAACCATGTGAAAGTGCCGACAGGTAGGCCATATTCTATTTCACGGCTTATTTGATCGGCGGCGATCACAGAGTTGTCTGTCAAAGTTGTATCTGTAACACCCATACCGGCGGTAGGGCTCCAATACGATGAATCGGACCATCCTGGGTATATATAAGCGTCCCTGCCCATGAAACCATTGTAAGAGTTGTATCGCAATCCTGCGGGGTATGCATTGATCAGAATCCCCGTTACATCAATAGACCCTGTTAGCGTTACATCAATCGCCCCACCCAATGTGGCTCTATAGGCAGGATATATGCGATTTAACATGTTCGAGTTGGAACCTGTGTTTTCGACAAAAATTGAAATGGTGTACTTGTTACCTACCTTGCTTATAATTGGCTCACCATAAAAAGACACACCCGATTTCTCATACCCACCACTAACAGGGTCAAAGTCTAATCCTGCGAAGTTGGTCGCACCCCCTGTTAAGTTCGCGTCAATATGAATTATATTAGAGTCTAACGTCTCCACATCGAATCTAAACTCGGCAAACTGTGCTCCCGAATCTATCGCGGTCACTTCATTTAAATTCTGTGTTACACTATTTGATGAGTCTGTAATTGTGTCCCCTGATAGTCCGGCATCACCACCCCATGAACTTAGAGGTAGTACATTCTGATCCACACCACCCTGCGGATCAGTAGGGTCGTTGGTCCAATAACTATAACCATCAACTGTATCAACACCATCGTTACCAATCAGGGCAACATCGTTATCCGAACTGCGCCGAATCTGGTTGATAGGCCAGTTTAAAGCCTGGGTGCTTGCGCGATCTTTATAAACACCGAAGTCAGGATCATGGGGTAAGGGTGACCAAACGACACCGCTTGCAATAGTTATCCGATTAGAACTAGCAGTAGCAACGCCTTCTATACTTGTTGCAGTTTCTTCATAATACAGTTCTTTACCTTCATCTCCAGCTTGAGGCGTATATGTTAATCCTGTTTCACCTACAATGACTTCAGTGGGTTCAAAATACCATTGGCGGGTAACTACGGGAGTAGGATTACCAGTAACAATACCGGGGGTAGCTGTTACAAGCTCACCGATATTACCTGATCCAGATATCGTTGGGTCTTGAGTAAACTCAGGGGCAGAAGGTGCCTCAACAATAGTAAGTTGATTGGACAACGCTTGATCTGAATCAACATTATTTGTAGCAGTAGATCTAACTTCAGCAATTTTACCTAAATCGGCAGGCTGAACAACATAAGTTAAACTAGCACCTGACTGAACAACAATACCATTCATCAAGAACTCTATGGTATATGTTATGGGTAATGTTCCTGTCGCAACTCCTCGTGTCGTACTTATTGTACCGCCTGGATAAGCATCTCCGCTTAGAACGGGATCAGTCACAAAGCTAGGTGCGACTTCTTGTTCCGGTACCGCAATATTTATTGGAACTTGACGATCAGCATATTCGTAAACACCTGTGATGAGTACTTCATTAATAGCGCAAATAATTTCTTCATCAGTACCGACTGCCGAAAGTGTTATGTCGAAACTAGCTCTGTCTTCCCAACCGTCCTCTATTGTTTCGTCTGCAGATAATACTTCAGTGCGATCTAATAGACCTACCTTGGCCGCCTTCCATGTTTCGTTTATGGTTTCTCTTGCAAAACCGATATGTACTTTACGAGCTCTATCTAGTGCTGATTCATTCTCGGTACTTCTGTAGAAATTAAAAGTAACGGTTATTTCTCGTAAACCTTCAGCCGTATATTTTAAGTCAAAATCGCCTTCGTTCTCTACGTTTCTTTCTTCCCATCCTATTTTCAAATCACTAGAAACATGTACATCTGCATATGGTCCTTTAGGTCGAATAAGGTCTTTCTGATTAGCCCTTATAGTGCTAGTTACATTTAGGATAATATTAACAGAATCCCGCATTAGTTTGTTGATAGTTTCGTCCAGTATCGTCATTCGTCAACCCTAACACCTATTGCACTATTATGGCCATAAACGGACCAATCACCGTTCTGAACCAGTTTGTAACGATTACCTTGATATCTTATAATATCAGGAGGTAATCCGTCTTTATCTTGAGCGGTACGAACAGGTTTCTTGGATATGAAGAATCGAGTATCATCTTGACGCTCACCCCCACCAAGTGCTTTCAATTGCTGGTAAGTAGGTTGTTGTACCGAGCACATTGTCTTAAATGTAGTTGGTGTACCGGGAACCCATAATCCGTCTACAATAGTTCCGGTATTCCTCTCAACCGTTACTATCTCGGCGGTATCCATATCCAATGCTTCAGCCACATTAATCGGCATCTTTAACCTCGTAGGTGATAGACTGACGTAGATGACCACTATCTACAAGGGGATTACCCTTTCGGTATTTAAGAGGAGGTGTGCTTATTTCAGTTATACGTTCTTGGACATCACCCGCCGCTTCTGAACCTAATAATTGCATCGCCTTCTTCATGTCAATTTTACCTTGGAGTATTTTATCGGCGAGCTTCCTTATCATTTTCTTATACTTCCTTCTATTCTGCTTTATAGAAGAACGGAGAAAACTTCGTTGAGGAATACCCTTAGCAGGACTACCGAACTCATGTACAAAACCAACCATAATAACAGAAGTTCCATTGGTACCAGAAGGTCCATCTGGGTATGGGTTAGCCCCTTTAGGTAAACCAACGCGGACAGCCTTCGGCCCTTTAAGCTTCTTCTTAACTTCGTCAAGTCGTTGAGTTACCATCTTTGGTGATTTCTTTATTTTGGTTTTAGATTTAGCACTCATCGGAAACTATTCGCAGTGACCACCCCTACAAAGCACTGATTTCTGAGTGCTATAAATTGCTGACCATAAGATGTACCGCTGAGCCACAAATCTTGCTCGCTACGGTCTTTAGTTGCAATGGCCCTGGTTACACTTACCCCTCCGGCTGTTTTGCTCTGTACGGGGCCTCCAGTGGTCCCTGTGTTACCTGCTTCGGTACCTGTACCTACTAGTAGCAGATGAGCAGCTAAATATGCTTGAGCTTTATCATAACAACACCAGTAATCTTCGTCAGTACCCATGAAACATAAAGTATCATCTATGAAGAGCTGGATACGAGGCTCAGGGTAATCTGTTTCGTCAGCAAACTCTGGGAAACGTGTTCTAAATTCAGGTACAGTAACAGCCATTACATTTTCCCTAATGCGTAAAGTAAGATTCCAGTAGCGAGAGCCCCAACCCATTTAAGTATGGCTCCGAACACATCTTTCTGACCAGTATTAACATTTTGATTCTTAGCAAGATCGTTAACTTTATCTTTTAGCTTCTCAATATCTTTTTCTTGCTTTTCTATATCTTTATTTTCCCTCTTGTTTTCGACATTAGATAACTCCAGCTCCCTTATCCTGTCGTCATTCTTATCGAGTTTTTCACCATAACGGCTTAGTGTTTTAGTGTGAGCTTCGACCCTCTCTTCTATTTTTACAATCTTATTGAGTTCTCGCTTTATGTACTCAATATTCTCGCCTATAGATTCTATCGCTTTCCAAATCCTTTGGTCTGTCATGTCTCCCTTGTCGACTGATTTTAATTGCGGTATGGCCATTTAAACTCACTTGAACTTAGAAAATAAGGTGCTTCAGCGCAAGACCGAAGCACCTTATAACATGACCTATACTAAAGGTCGTCTTCTGAAGAGTTATAGTTCGGGGGTAATGCTTCCTCTTTGGAAACATCATCGTGAACTAGCTCTTCTTTCTCGAACACCTCTTTCTTCTCTTCGGTGTCCTTACCCCATTCGATTTTGGAAGTCTTCTTGAGATTAAGAACATACTTGTCCTTCTCAAACTTTTTCCAAATCGCATCGGATACGATATTGAACCCAGGTTTAAGACGGACGGTCGCAACTTGTCCACCACTACATACCTGAAGGTTATAGGGACGAGCGGAATGGTTAACAACACCAGCCATATGTTAACTCCTTAAATACCCTCGCGGAAGGCCGCTGAGAGAGGATAGTATACATTGAGTCCGCCCAGACGGAGACGACCAGGTACAACGAACTCAAGATTTTTCTGTTGAACGGGCATCCATTCCATTTCAACGGGGATTTCCAACTGAAGTTTATCGGGGCTCATAGTATAAGCAACCATAACGTCGTTGGTAATCACAGCGTTGAACTGAGTAGAACATTCGTTAACAGGAACGATATCAGCGGCAGAGCCCAAGAAGGGGCTCGCATCACCAACGAAGCTGGCAATGGTAGTGTCGCTATTACTTGCACGAGGAGTGGAAGCGATGTAGTTCCACTGGGCAGGGGGGATCATGATTTTATTTGCAGACTCGATCATAGCGGTACCTTCCCAAACATCACCGAGAACGGCATTGATGTCGAAGATAATCTGGTCAGGAGTCTTGTTCACCCACTCGGTACCAGAACCAGGATTAACAACCGATCCGGTAGGGATATTGGGGTTAGAGAAGAAACCAGGAAGCCCATCGGCATCAGAACCGAAGAAAGCAACGTCATTGACGACCTGCTCTACAGCACGACGAGCAGCATTAGCACGACGCTGATCAAGAGGACGACCAACGAGTTGGGCAGATTGGATTTCATCCAAGTTGTAACCGTAGGAACTACCTACAGAACGAACGGGGATGGTGGTTTCTTTACCCGCTACGTCTGCTCGGGGGAGATCATCGGCATAAGCGTTGATGATCTTAGCAGTACCAACCTGGTCATAGGTGCGGTAAGTGATAGTGTCGACACCTTTACCGCCATCATTAGAGACGGGGAAGAGCATTCGTGCTTTCAGCTCAGCGTATTGTACATCGTAAGTACGGGCTTTAATGTACTCAAGCTCACGTGCGAAGAACGCACCTTGCTCGGCATCAGTAAAGACTGAACCGATATTACGAACGATATCAGAATCCATGGCGATGTTAGTTTCACCGCCGTCGGCATTCTTAAGATTGAGGGTTCCGTGTACACCGTCAGTGAGGATGTAAGAACCATCGGCAAGTTCAAAACGTGTGGTCATAATTCAAATCTCCTTATGATCCAGCGGTGGTGTTAGTGTTGTCGAGTTTGATAACAGCGAGCTCACCAGCGGCAGCAGTAGTGTCCCATACGGCTCCGTCAAGCTGAGTTTCGCCTACACCAGCGGCCCCTTGATCGAGAACTCCAGTGGTGTCGTCATATTTAACGGGCTGACCGGGGGTACAACCTGCGGGACAGATAGCCCAGATATAACCTTCGCGAAGAAGACCGGCGGTTTCTTTTTGGTCATACTGAGTGAGACCAGTTCCGTACACACCTTCACGCTCAAGAGAGCGAACAGTGATACCGAAGAAGTCAGTTCCACCGACAATGACTTGATTGTCTTTGTCAGTACCACGGCTCACAGCAACGCCAAAGCCGATACCAGCGGCCGTTTCAACGGCGCGAGAATCAATCTTTGAAGGATGCAGAGCGTAGATAAGTCCGGGAAGAGCTTTCCCGATGTTCTTGGTATATGATGTCTGAGCAGACATTACTTACCTCCATTCTGAGAATCGATAAATTTTTGACGAGCTTTTTCAGAGGGAGAAAGCTCAGGCTTCTTAATAACAGAGTCAGTTACGGTCTTCTTAAGAACCTCGTCCAACTTGTTTGTTCCGGCAGAGTCCTCTACCAAAATATCAAAACGAGCAGAGATGTACTCATCAGAGCAATCTTCGATCTTTACGTCGGGATATGCGTCAGCAACTAATTCTTTGCGGATAGTCGCTTCGTCTTTACCTTCAAATTCTAAGTCGGCTTTAACCTTCTTAGCGGTGTCGATAAAGGCAACACGTGACTTGACCATTTCGTCAAGAGAATCAGTGGTTGGGATTTTGGATTTGGCATCATCAAGTTTGGCCTGAAGAGCATCTTTGGTCTCCTTGGCTTCTTTCTTCATGTTTTCCATATCACCGTCTTTAGCTTTGGAGTCCTTTTTGGCCTCCTCTGCTTCTTTTTCGGCATCCTTGAGTTGAGTCTGTAACTTGTCAAAGACCTGACCGACCTGTTCAGTTACTTCGTACTCAACGCCATCATGTGTAATCTTCATTAGCGTTTCGTCTCCTTCTAAAGACATAGAATCGGCCACTTTGCAGGCACTCCCCGCTCGGCCTTTTGCAACAATTGCAATATGATTACCTTTTATGTTTGTTTGAATGGCTTCGTACTCTACGCCATCTTCAGTGACCCCTGGTATCCATTCAATATCACAAGTATAACCATTGGATAGCTCCACCTTACCCGCTTCTATATTACGTATAGCAACTTCGTCGGTAACGTGGATCTCTGCTTTAATAAAATCACCATCCTGAGTTATTTCATTTCCTGAAAAGCCAACACTGTATTCTTTGAAGTTCTTAGAATTAACTAATTCAGGAGGGTGATTATTCGTTACGGGCTTGTTCGCGAAAGACGACATACTATCTTTTTTGAATACTTCTTCCGCTGGTCGGAATACCCGGATAATTTCGTTAGGGTCTCTGTCGGTAAGCTTCATCTCACGTGCTCGATACTCTTGTATACCAGTTCGGCCGATAAGAGCCGGGGCAGTGAGGAACCCTTCGTCAGAGTAAACTCGTTGTGAATTCAGAGTTAGTTTGTCAGTTATGAACATTTGCTTTCCCTAGGTTGTGAAACAATATAAAACAGATTAGTGAATAAGTAAATACCAATTCATAAATTTTCTAATTTAATGATCGGTTTGGCCACACATCGACAGTTAATATCGTTACCTGGATGTCCAGTTTCCTTAGGTGGCCTATCCCACCTGAATGTCTTACCATGGTTCTTACGGTGGCTTTCTCGAACCCGATCTCCGTCTTGAGCTGTAATCCACACATACTCTTCTATCCCTAGGTTCTGTTGTCTCTGTTGATTAAGAGCTGAATTTAACTTTGTAGTCTGATCACGTGCTATTAACTTAGCTTTATTATTTGATACCCTACCTGCTTTCGCTATCTGAGTCATCATAGAACCAAACTTCGTACCTCGTGTTGTACCAGTGAATACGATGGACTCTATATTCTTTAGATACTCATCGGGGATAGAGTTGATCAGATTAACGTTCTCTCTTGTAGTAGCACGTAGTATGTCATTCAGGTCTTCGTCTTGGATAATATTTTGGAGATTAAGCCCGACAGCTTGTTCCATAGAAGTATAGAACCTCTGGCGATTAGTTCGGTTAACCCCATCAACAAATTGCTGAGAAACGTTCTTCGCTGTCTTAGCGACATCATTATATTCTCTGCGAAGGGCATCAAATACCTCTTCAAGAACAGTAGCATAAGCGTCGTTAACATATTCGGTCTCGTACTGTTTCAGTACGGGTATGACCTTACTTCTAACATCGCGAATCAACCTCAAAGCAAGAGCTTGGAGTTGGCGACGATAACGAACTTCGTTACTCTTCGGTATCCGTATCGGATTCGCTGTCTTCTTCCTCTCCTTCTTCAATCTCTTGTTCAGGGGTATCCGAAGGTTCCGAGGGATCGGTAGTAAACTCATCTAAGTCCTCCAGCTCTTCTAATTCTTCAATATCTTCGTCAGTTATATTATCGTAAATACCATCTTGCTTGAGTTGCTTTGCAATCTGGGATTCTGTTAAAACACCCATGTTATAGTAGATGTTATCGGTCTCGGCTCTGGTCTTATTAAGAGTAGCTGTTTCCTGGGGGGTCATTTGGAATAAGGAATTAAACTCGTACTGTATGGTATCTTCTTCAAAACCAAGGTGCTTCTCTAAGATACGGTCTAAGTAATCTAACTTAGGAGCGTAGTCGGCTTCCTGGGTAGCAGAGATATTATCGTAATAGTTTTTAAGATCACCTTCACCAGTGGCGTTCAAGCCCGATGCCGAGCTACCTAACATGCGAGTCGCTGGGACATCGGTAGCTGCCGAAAGGAATAAGCCATAACGATCCATGAGCTCGGGTAAACTTGCGAAAGTATTACTGTTCTTTTGATATTCTTCCTTAGAGTCTAGGAGCATCATATTATTAAAGCTCTTCAGCATCTTTGCCATGGCGAATCGTTTACGTACCTTGGCTTCCCCCTCAGGGGATTGTAAGTAGTTCATGAGACCTTCTACCTTAACTACATCAGTGTTGGTCTCATGTACCATTGTCGCGGTTCCGTTGGTAACTGTTTCGAAGTTTAGGATCATGTCGTAGAGGCGATCGATAAAAGTACCATGGTTATAAGCATTCCTACGATACGCTTCGTAAGGTAGCTCGACACCATCGAAGCGGATTAATCGCGTATAATGGATCTTAACATTTGTATTACGGATACGATAAAACTCAGGTCTCCCGAAGTTCTCATTTAGCGGGTCTTGGATAGGCTCAACCTGATTATTGTCGATATAGTAACGGTCTATAGTCTTGAAATGTTTAATACATCCAGGTTTGAGTTTTTCAATAATCAACGGGGCTTCGGGGTTATTTAACCCATCATCAATATTCATAACGATAAAGCCAGTACCGTAGAGCCGACCCCATTGATGAGCCTCACGGAAATACTTACGAAGCTTTAAGTGTTTTTCCAGCTCTACTATCTCTTCTATCTGCTCTGGTTCAAGATCAGGAGAAGTGAAGTTTCTCCATTCCCTGGTCATATCTTTTGGTATAATGTCGATAATCTTACCGATTAACCAATTAGTTTTATACATAGCTGTTAGTTCTTCACGAGCACCAGCCAACTGAAGTTGACGTGTGTCCTTAAACTTACTATATGCGCGAGGGTCCATCTCCGTATTGAAGTTGGAAACTAAGTTCTCAAGTCCGTCTCTTACTTCGGTGAAGATTGCGGCCTGACCACTGTTGATCTTTTTCATCGCAACTTCATTCCTTAAACGTGTTAAAGCAGAGGTCATTTCTTTCTCCGTAATCTATTTATCTTATATGATATAAGCCGCATTGTGAAACTCAAGTCACCCATTAAACATTTAGTCCTGAAGAATAATCTCCTGAGCTTCAATGCTGTCCATTCTAATAATCCTAGGACTTCCATTATGCGTTTGAATCCGTATATAAGAAGTCCTCGAAAATAAGTAAATCCTCAACGGCATCCATAGTTGGGTCTATTTGGTCATCATGTGCGTGTGTCATTAGCGGTGTGAATTTACGAAACTCATCTTTATAATCGCTAATGTAATCCGCATGAGCAGGAAGATAAATGTAACCAGAAGCGAAATACTTAACCACACCCATCGCCCTGAATACCTTATCTTTATCTCGTGGAATAGGCTCAATAGGTATGGAATAGTTCTTTTGGATAGATTGTATGAGAGAAGAACCGGAGCTCTTATCCTCGATCTTAACGCACGAGGCCCCATTAGGGCGATGTAGATTCGGCTTATGTTTTAACCAGAACTCGTACATCGCCGACTCTAGTTGAGGGGCTTCCCACTTACCTCTTATTTGATCTATAAGGTAAAGTTTGTTCTCGTATCTACCCCAGCATTGGAAAACACTGTAGTCGTTCTTCTCAGAAGTCTTTTGGGCCGTGTCCCCGTAGATGCGAATTATATCGAACCTCGGCGGGGGCTCATCGTAGTATTTCCAATAAGCGTCCTTGAACATACCACCGCCGAGGGGGGATGGATTCTGCTGATACTGGCTCGCATATGTGTATCGGTCTCCTTCGCGGAGCACCTCTAACTTCTCAATACTCTGTTTGAACGGCCATAGAGCGCTATTGGGTGTTATCTCTAAGGGACATAGCTCAGCGATATCTAGGGTAGAGAATAACATTAGGCCGCACCCCTTAATTCGGCGAGGACGTCGTTAATATCTATCTTACGACCATGTGTATAGTCTTTATCGTATTCTTTGGTAAGCTCTTCTTCAGATAACATTGCAGGGATAACAAGATGATCCCACATATCACCGGACCCGCCTTTAAGAAGATAACCAGATAAGTCATCTTCGTGTATCCTCTGCATGATTACAATCATGGGGACTGTCTCCACGGCGAGGCGAGAACGCATAGTGTTATTGAAACGATTATTGATACCCGCTCGTCGTACCTCAGAATACGCATCGTCAGGTTTAACAGGATCATCAATGATAAAAGCACCAGTGAATCCGTCTTCCATTCTTCCTGCTCGGAAACCTGTTATCTGTCCTCCGGCGGCTGTCGCCATCATTCCACCACCTTGCTCTACGAACCATTTGGACTTGGAGTCGGTGTCCATCTTGGGGACCATCGGCCATAGTTCTTGGTACTCTGGTAAATTAATCATCTCTCTTACCTTACCGCTATTGTCGGCGGCTAGAGATGCAGAGTAAGAAGTATGGATGTATTTAGATCGAGGGTTTTTAGCAAGACCACGACCAATGAAGTTAATTACAGCTTGCTCTGTTTTGGTGTATCCCGGCGGTATGTTTATAATAAGGCGATTGATCTTACAATCATAGACTTTCTGGAGAACGTATTCAATCACGTAGTGGTGCCAATTACGGACCATTGTGTTACCTTCTCTAAGTTTAAAGAAGTAACGAAGAAACTGCATACCATCGTTCTCGCACATGTATTTAATCATACGAAGCTCGTTGTCCGTCCAATTATACGTGCGTCCTCCGTTGTCGTCAGAACTCTTCATTCCATTCTTCCTTAAAGAGTTCTACTTCTTCGGCAGTTAGTTCGGGGAGTTTAGCAGTAGCCGATGAGCCGCTGTTAATATCTACTTGTTTACGTTTGGGGTGTAGATATTCGGCTAGACTTTTAGCGGCCGAGTGGGATTCAGATATACTTACGGTGCCGTATTTATAATTTTCGTCAACCCACTTTACGATTTCTTTCCAGTCTGACTCGTCTGGCATCCCGGAAAAGTCATTAATTTCGTGTACTAGGTCAAATATTTTAGATGTCTGCCTGGGGTCTTGACCAGACATTATAGCTTCAAAGAAAGCGAGAGGGTCGTTGGCCTTACCCTCATGTATTAGTTTTCTGAGGTTTTCAGTAGACAGTTGTTTTGTTGACATATGAATCCAGCGCTAGATCAGGTATACGTTCCCTAATATAGCGTTGGATTGTGAGTCTGTAAATGGGACTTTGAATAAAGCCTTTAAACAACGGTAGTTTATACTTTACGCATGCCTATCCAATAGAGTAGGTTTGCAAGTTCCATCCGTTGTTCAAGGATAAGTGAAAACTTTTGCCGAGGGCGATATTCAACGTTCGCCTTGTCCCCTATGTGACGAACACGAGTTAACCCGACATTAACCTCACCTTGGAACACATCCTCCCTACTTATGTTGTCCATATTAACCACCTGTCGGACGTGGTTTGTAATTCAGAACCCTTATTTTATTGTAACCGATGTTGGTTAGCTCTTGGGCGGCATCAACGAGCAAGGCTTGATGATTATTGCTAATCTCTATCCAGCCCATTTCATCGACCTTCATGATAATGGTGTGATCTATACGATCGGCGACAACCTGCATAACCCCCAAATCGAGAGCTGAACGGTCCATACTTACCCGATTAAAGGCGAGTAAAATAGCACAACATGCGTTCTCTTGATGACGTGTGAAGTTTCTCACCAGATACCTCCTTCTTCTAATTGGCGTTTAATAATTGCCTGTACGTTCCTCTTATGAGGGCCAGTGGGGCAAAAGATCTTACGAACAGATACATTACCGCCATCGGTGATGTAGAGCTCGAATTTAATGGCTGTTAGCTCTAGGACGACAGACGAGAAGACGCAAGTGTTTTGCGTAGGTGTTACTGAGTAGCACTCGTCTGTACCCTCGCCAAAGATCTTGTACAGGTTGGCGAGGACTTCCTTTTGGGTTTCGGTTGGCTTCATTATTTGGCTCCTAGTTACAGTTGGTCAGGAACCAAGTAAGAACAGAGCGAAAGCTACCTTCGCTACTGTCAATTATTACTGCGTCTTCGTCTCGGCAGATGTCGGCTCTCCAGTCGCTCATACCCCACTCGTGACCTATGGTGTAAGTGTAAGAGCAACCATCTACGTTCTTTTGTAGAATTGCGTGTGGTCCGTAGCTTTCGTCACCTACTTCGGCGTAGATACCAGCCATTTTAAGAACTGATACGACGTTTTGGATTTCTGAACATCGTAAATGTCGAGTTCGGTATTGTCATCAAGATACTTAAGTATATCAGTAGGGTCGATTTCACCAGGTGTTTGCACTGGTATACATTCGTTCCACTTATCGATTGAATTTTCACGCGCCTTGATATTATTGTAGTCAGAGACATTAGGACCTCTTAAACCACAGCCGGGACATCTCACAAAGTAGATACGTTCTGTAGCTCCATGTCCACAGGTTTCTGTAGTTTGATCGACTGATGGGATTGTTCCGCAAATACAGATCGATGGTTGTAAATTCATTTATACTCCTCAAAAAGAATGTTAATTAAAAACTATTATTGTGTCTTGCTCTCCAAGGGCAAGGTCTTTTCTGGTTGGATTCTTTCCAGTCGTCTCTCGTTTACCAGGGAGATCTATAATATACTGCTCTTTTGTATATATGGCGTTTATTACCTTTTTTCGTGTAACACCTTATATATAATCAAAAAATCACGTTTTATTTTTCACAGGTAAAAGGTATATGTAAAAAACATAATAAACATAATATTTTATTACCTTTATTATCTTTTTATCTCTCTTCCTCAATCAATCGAATGACCGGAACTCCAGCTCTCTTATCACTCCAACCCTTCTCGTACGTTGCAATGAGCATAAAAACCACCCCGAGCACCACCAAAATCACCCCCAAGACCAAACATCTACCAAGGTAACACATCGGTTTTCTCGTCCGCCGGAACACCTTTCTGGGTATTTTCTCCGACCCCTCAACCACTTCAGCTCCTTCCACGTCCCAACGTTCACCACGGTCAAAAACTTTAACTGGATGTGATTTATTCATCTTACAACTCCTCATCTTCTAAAGTGTCAAAGTCATCCAAACCATCCTCATCCTCCCGCACCAGTTTAATACCAAAGAATGTCTTCCTATTACTTATTGCACCATAATGGATATCCATGTCAACCATCGATTGCCGAAACTGTTGATTAGTCAGGCGCCGATTAATCCCATGTACATCACACCAGGTTTTGAAATCAGTATACGCATCGGTAAGAGAGACACTATCTTTCTTCTTATTGGTGCGTTCGATTGATTCCTTAATATAACTTGCTACGACGTTACTTTCGTTAAGCCATTCGTCTTTGGCATTTATACAACTGGTAGGTTCTTGGAAATTAGAGCGAGCTCGCATCCGTTTGAGCCCTTCCATTGCAAAGTTTAAAACACCACATAGCTCCTTACTGGTAACTTGTTCAACGAGGTCTAGGATTGCTTCCCCCTCATGGAAGGGGTTGTTAAAGGGAATAACCATACCGCGACGACGAAAACCTCGGCTGATATCTTTTGTTTTAGGAAAGCCATTAGAACACATAACAGTAGTACACACCTTAGTAAAACGATAAGGTTTGACCAATTTAGGATTAGCCGTGAGTTCTCCGGTCTCGGATAGCTTTTTAAGTATACCATCTGGCAACCGAGTTCCGCTATCAAGATCATCATCGTACAGAAGCAACTTTCCAACCAAATCGGCGGTAGCATGATTATCCTTTCCATTGAATCTATCAATACTTTCAGCTATAACGCTGTCACCGAGTAGGGCGCTCAGTATTCTCATAATTGTACTTTTACCGTCTCCACCTGGACCTTTAAACAACCACCAATGAGCAGGTTGTTTGTCTGGATGAAGAACATATCCCATGAACTCTTGTAAGTGACGTATAATATCATCACCGTCTTCAAAGTTCTTAAAGGTTTGTTTTAGAGCATTCTTAAAGATCGGGCAATCCGCACCAGGTTGATACTCCACGGCCAAAACCCTGGTCAAGCAAGAAGAGGGGCGATGGGGCTTCAGCTCCACTTCCCCAGTGTCTTTAATCCAAAGCTCACCATTGAGGCAATTAATAACCGGATAGGGTTTCTCTTTCATACGAAGAGCATCACCCATGGTGGCGGTAATCCTAGAAAGAATACTAAGTGCTTCGGTGACTATGGAGTTCTCTTTGACATCGATTTGTAATTGTTTACGCATCTCGTCGAAGACTTTGTGTACATTCTTACCTACCCATTCTTTGGTAACTGGGATCCAGTGGTTCTTTTTGTATGCCCAGAACTCTCCGGTGTTGTTGAAGACGAGTCCTTTTCCTCGTCTAAATTTAACCTCGAGCGTTTTCTCGGCAAGAACTCTCCCGAGATCCGTAATGATACGTTCTTTAACTTCTTTGATGAGCTCATTTAAAGTGCCTTTCGTTAGCCCTGTATTTTTCTTAATGGTTTCCAGTGCTTTCGCTTTCTCCATTGTTCCAGCGTTAATGGCTGATCTGATGGCACGTACGATTTCTTCGTCACTGGAGTTGTCTCTGAGTTCTCCAGCCAGTTTGAGTGCAATACCTTTATGGTGTTCCGGGATATCTCTGCTAGCACCTGAGTCGATGACGTCGCCCAAATCGACAAGTAGTTCTGGACCCTCTCCTTCCACTGTAGCCTCAGTAACCTTATCACTTGGTCCTTCCTCATCGGCAAAATCATGAAAGTCGCTCTGGGCACTGACCAAGTCAATTGATCCTCCATAAGCCTTAACGTTTTTATATAGTGTACTGACGGTATAATTGACATCTTTGCCTCCCAGAGACTCCCAACGAACAGTGATCTCATGCGCAGAACTTTCGAATCCAGAAGCAGAGGTTGACCAACGGGTAAAAACCTCAACCCCGGCTCCTCCCGTTGCATGATGGCAAGCACACATGAGGGGGAACCACTTATCGTGACTTCCTTCTCCAAAATCTTCAATCGGTATTTGGGATAAGAGCTGTTCGAGCTGGTCATTATTTAAGACTCCTTCGTCTGGTTGGTTTTTAGGGGGTAATCGTTTTAACTTTTTAAGTAAGCGACCAGGTACATCCGGCCGTTGGTTGTAAGGGACATCACACATGTCATCCCATAGGTAATAAGTACCATTGGGGTGTTTACTACCTGCTGATACGACCTGACCACCCTGGCTCTTAAAATCTATACCGGGATATTCTGGTAGTGCGCCGACTGTTTTCCAGTCCTTTGGTTTCTTGAAGTAGAAGTGATAACCTCCGCTACCTGTGACGACAGTGGGTGCCACTTCCCAAAGATCAACGTCGAGGAATTCTTGTAACAATTCAAGACTATCAACACCGTCCTTATAGTTACGTGGATCAGCATCGATAATGAGGTCTTCATCGCTAAGACGTACACCTACGTTATGACCTTGTTTAATTCTCTTCTTGGTTGTTTCCATGCACCGTTCGCCCGTGGTCCAACCCTTTTGTATGGGTGTCTTCCCGAGCTCTACTTGCTTACCTTTGCGCTTGACTATCTTATTCCAGTGGTGTAAAGGTATTAGATCAGCATTACCGTTTAGATATGGCTTCAGCTCTTCTTTCTTAATGTTCACTAGATTCAACCCCCTCCAGCTCTGGTCGTAATCTTTTAACCGGGAACAACTTACCTAGGTGATCATGCTCCTGAACGAGCTTAACACCGTGTCGACTTATACGATTGACAGTTACCCAATTCTTAACCATACTAGGGTTAACCCCTAACATCTTAGCCAAGTGGGTCGCCCCTCCGGCTTCATCTAGTAGCTCTTGGAATGCTTTCTTTTGCATCTTCCTGAGCTGTTTACTCGTGTATGGGAACATCTACTTTTTACCTTTCTTCTCAAGGATTAAACTTCTTAAATTGTTGAGCAAAACCCCAAGAGCATAGGCTCCTGAAGTCTGCGTCATTATTGATTTTATCACGGCACCAGTGATACTCTGGTAAGAACTCAATAGCAGACTTATGTAAGAAAGCCAACGAGGGTTTCCCACGTCCCGGCCTGACGTACAGATTATCATTCTTAGGGCAATCTTCCCAGCATTTATAGGTAGGCTCTGGGATAGTGAATTCTCCCCAGAGGGCTGTCTTCTTAGTCCAAGGAGAACCGTATTCCCAAGGTTGATAAGTTAATTTAGGGGGACCGAGTATGTCTTTTAATCTTCCATTCGCTGGGTTTTCTAATATCCACCATTTCGGCTCGTATACTTCTATTAACCATAGACAATCCTCCACAAGAGACATACCCTTGTTTAGATCACCAGTTAGGTGGAACCCTCGTGCCGTACTGAACTCTGTACAAGGCGGATTAGCGATAATACCGTGTATGTTATCAGGGGGATTGTAGTTCTCCACACCTATATCTTCACCTACTCGGATTACTTCGTAGTCTTCATCCAGCTGATATGCCCTACTATCGCTACCGATATCTGCACATAGATGTAGTATAATTTTCTTACCCATGGGGTGGGACGGGGCTCCTGTAAAATATTAAGTACACATAATAGGTGTTTATTATAGTTTGCACAAAAGGTTTTTAATTTTATTTTAAAAAAGTTTTATTTTTAGCTTGCTATCTAAATCCAAAGCCCCATAATGATCTTCGGCTGGGTACTTATACCCAATTCATTGTATCACACGTTCACTGTTGATAAGGAGTTAAATGTGAACAAAGTAATGTTTGAAATCGAAGCAATCCCAGAGAACGCCGCTCTTATCGGAGAGCTTAACAGAGTCCTCTTCGGAATCAGCCCTGTAGCGACCCCTCCCCAAGAAACCCCTTCTGAAGAGTCTTCTTCCGATAAAGTTACCCCCGGACCCGGTTCCGGTAAGATGACTAAGAAGGCTACCAAGGAAATCCTTAAGGCTGCCAAAGCAGAACACGGTGAATCGTTCTGTGTAGAGGTTCTTGAAGCCGCTGGTGTTAAGGAAGCCACCTTGATTAAATCCTTCAATGCGCTTGACTCTGATCTCTACCCCGCTGTAGCATCTGCGCTACAAGAAGGCCCTCAAGCCTCTGAAGATGATGACCTCGGACACATGGATGTATCCGGCGATGATGACCTCGATGACGACCTCGATGATGACCTCGGTGACGATGACGACCTCGGAGAAGAGGAACCTGAGATCACTGTCGATGCCGTTAAGAATGCCGTTATTGCCTACGCCAAAGAAAACACCAACCAGAAGGCCAAAAAGATCATGGCCAAGTACGGTGCGAAGTCCTTAGCTGAACTCCCTAAGCTCGCCAAGGGTAAGCTCGCCTCTGTTTTTGATGAGGTAACTAGCTAATAACCACTGAGCAAGGGGGATGCCTTGATTTTAAGGTAAGGCAAGGTGTCCTCCTTCTTTTACAATATAGTCCGTTGGAACTATAACGGTTTGATCATAGCGCAATCTGTAAGTCCTGTTAAGGCGAAACGTAAGTCGTTCCCTATCCTACTCAGTATAATCCAACAAAGCCCTGAAGGTGGGAGTCGCCCCATTGGGAAAAGTCCATATTTTCTTAGTTTCGTTGTAATATGCCCCGGCCCCAATGTATAGGATTTTGGACTTTTTAATAACATCCTCGAGCTCTGGATAACTTTTGCGGAAAAGTATTCCTATAGCCTCTTCCCCGTATTTGTCTTGATGCTTTACGAAATCAAGTAGGACGCCAAATGTCTTGCCCCCTCCTCGAGCTCCACCATACCCAATATCGTCACATGGGCAGGATAACAGCCTGGATTGTGGTCCAGGTTGCGCCGCTATCCTTCTGATGTTCTTATTTCTTACCCCTTTTCCCATTCCTCTGGCGATTCGCTATCACCCGGGAGAAGATATTCAACCTTGGCTTTTACCTCATTCTCCACCTTTTCAGCAAGCCCGAGCTCTCGAGAGATTATAGAAGCGTTCAATTGATCCGCAGCGGCACCAGTTAACTTCTGTTCATATATACACTTACGCACATGTTCAACGATTCCAGAAAATTCTGGCTTCTTTTCGTATTCGTAGAATGTCTCGTCAGAGATATTTGCATGAACACAAAAACCTTGGATGGTCATTGCCCTCATGTGATAAACAGTGTCTTTTATGGTTATTCCCTGGTGACAGAATATTTTTTCCTCAGGTATTGGGTTACTTTCGCACCAATCAAAATAAGCTACTGCCGCTTTCCAAAAGTCCTCAGGCTTTTTGAATTTCCTTGGCCTGCCTGGAAACTCTGCTAATTGCCATAATTTATTGCCTGGTACAAATGGGGTTTTAACTTTTGCCATACAATGAAATTACAAAATAGTCCGATAAAGTCAAATTTCTTTTTTTAATCTGTAAGATTTGGATATGTTTTCGCTGTTTGTTATTAATTGTAAATTAATAATTGGTTGCCTGGTTTGAATGATGTTTTGTTTTTGGCCATACAGTTAATTTACGAAAAAGTCCGAGATTATCAACCCTCCCTTCCCCTCTTTTTTTCTTTTAAATTCAAGTGGGGGGTGTTGTGCATGCAGGGTCGCGCTAGCCCTTTAGGGCGCTCCTGTCGCGCGTCCCGCGCTCTATTATGTTGGCAGTTTATCATAAAATGTTGTTGTCAATAAGCAAAAGTTAAGTTGTTGCAGTGTAATGGTTTACATTGAAAATATAAGAAATGTCCTGCTTTGCACATAGGTGATATAAGAAATTGACTATTATTAAGCATAAGCCCTCACCGCCAACATGAAATCCTCCTTTTCAAATTCCATTAGATTCGCTTGTCTCGTTTTCAATCTTATTTTTCTTCTTTCTACCGCCTCTTGCACCGTAAAATCTGGCGGAGTAGCAAGTCAAAATCTTCATAATATCCTCTGCTGTAAGAATTCTTCTTCGTATTTCTTTTCTTTCTTCTCAACAACCTCAACAGTGATTTTAAGATTCTTGAAAACAGCATCAAGATATTCATATCCAAAACGGGCAAGCCTATCTTTGTATTCAATCAAGATTCGTTCAACTTTGCCCTCGAAACATAACTTGATTAACTTGTGCAATCCTTT